TTGTAAAATCTAATGTTACATTTAAAATGTAGTTATCACTATTAGAGTGGTCAAAAATTGTAGCAGTTGTTGTCCTATCGTCAATATAGATTCCTACCCAACCACTTCCTGTAAAGTTTGGGTTAATCACTTTGTTAAACTGACATCCTTGGAACATCCATAAAGCAGCCCCTTTATTACCGCTTTTAAGATTATAAACACCTATATCTCTAAAATTACAGTTAGTTATATTATTTTCCTTTGAACCTTTGCACAAAAATAGAGCGCCTTGATCGCAATTTTGGAAAGTTACATTATTTATATTACAAAATCTTGCGTGTGGAAGTTGAATACCAAATACACTTGATGGACTCCCTCCACTAATTTTATTACCATCTATTGTTCCACCATTAATGTTAATGTTTTTAGAACCAATATAGCATTGTATGTTATTAGATGATAACGGCATTTCATCTTTTAATTCGACTATATTGTCAGTAACACTCGTCACTTCACTGTACAAAACTTTGGATAAACCAATCACTTCGCCTGAACTATAATTATCAGCAGTTGTTCCATAAGCACCGCGTTCTATAACATGCACAGTTTGATTTTTAATCGAAGAATATCTAATGAGTTCATCACCTATTCTCATTACACTATTTTCAGGAAAATGACCATCATCGTTAGCTATAGGTATTTCTTTTGTTGTTAAATCAATATCTGAAGCTAACTCGGTACTTTGAGTGGTAGAAATATCACCCATACCTTCAATAACAAACACACAATCTTTATATGCTTTTGCGTTCTTATTTAATGAGATTTTTTTAGATCCCCTAGTAGTTGATATTGTGAATGTATCTACTTTTGATGACAGAATGGCTGGTGCAAGACCGTCCGGATGTTTAAGAGTAACATCCTTTAAATTCAACTCTACATTTGAAGGTACAATTAACCCTTTTACAGCATACTGACCGGGAGCCAGAGCAACAACACCACCGTTTTTTTCTGACACATTATCAATTGCTTTTTGTATAGCTACTTTATTAGTGTTCCAATCTGCATCAGTGCTTGCACCAAAATCTTTAGCGTAAACATAGGCGTTAATACCGTTATCCCCTTTCTCTCCTTTCTCCCCTCTTTCACCTTTTTCGCCTGCATCTCCTTTATCTCCTTTAAATAATTCATCATTATCTTGCACGTATGATTTTAAATCAGTTTGTACTTTAGATAAAAATTTATCATCTAATAAGCCTAAGGAATTTTGACGCATAACGTCCTGAACCAATCCTTTCAAACTATCAACGTGTACCTCTTTCCCAATCGGTCCTGTCATGCCGCTGTCAGTAATTGTAAAGTAAAAGTTAGCTACGTGGATACTGTCTTTTTTGTTTGCTAAAAATAGTTTTGCGTCCATTCTACCTGCATGAGTAATAACGTTATCTGATACTTTATATTGAACAACGCCTTTGTCGGGTAACAAAATATCTAATGGCTCATTCGTAAAAATTGAACCATCTGAACAAAATAGATCTAATCTAGGTAACATGTCTGTTTTATTAAAATCTAAAACTTGGTTGTTATCTTTAATTGTGATTCTAATGTATGCACTACCGTCATCTTCGGTATAAAAATTAGCGCCAATAAAACCGTTCTCAGCTGTGCTTACATTAATATTTGTAGATACATCTGTCATTTTTTGTAACATATATACACCTCTTTTAATTTTAAAAGGCTACCCACTGTCAGTGAATAGCCTTACTTATATTTATCTTGTATAAAATAAAGTCCTTTTAACCCTATTTTTTTGTAATAACTATAAATCGTACTTGCTTGATGTTCGCACCAACGTATGTCTGTTGCATATTGATGTGTAGCAGGGTTTTTAGGGTTCCAACGCATACGATATAATGTGTTTTGCCCTTTATTGATGTAATCTTGTCTGACGAATTTAGCTCCGCCGATAATTGCTTTTGCCGGTGTCGTCCAGCCACGATTTTTAGCAAAAGCTATCGCATTGTTAGGGTTGTTATCATACGCACCTATGCCAAAGTAGTTGTACATACCATAACGCCCACTAGCAAAGTTACTTGTGCCATTTCCACTTTCTAACAAAGCGTGAGCGATCAAGTATATCTCATTGATATTATGTTTTTTACATCCTTCCGCAAAGGCCTTGCCCTGTCCTGCAAGTGTGCCTTTACCTTTTAGGATAACGTTCAATTTATCTACACTAATACCTTGATACTTACCTAAATCAAGCATTTGATAACGTTGTGATGCGCTATTCCATATAGATGTAGGGTTCATTGCTGCACTCACATCAGAACGGCTAGGGAAGTACCAACTATAACCATTACTTTTTTGTGGGTACCCTCTACTCATTTGCAAGTTGAGCGCTTGAGAAAATGTAAATCCACTCTTTTCTACTGTAACCTTAGCTTTAGTTTGTTTTGATTTAGATTTAGAAGTAGATGGCGTTGTAACTGTCGGTTTAGTTGTTTTAGTCTCTTTATCAGATTTAATTTTAATTATTTTTGTACTTGTTGTTGTTACTATTTTTTCTTTTAGCAAGTTATCTTTTTTGAGGTACATCTCAATAATCTTGCTTTCTACTTCTTTATACTTACTTTCGTCAGGAATGCCATTTTTTATCATGTCGTAATTGATTAAATCTTTCATCGAACGCCATATATTAGGGTCGGCTTTAATTGTGCTTTCAGATAGCTTGATTTTTGACCAACTCATTAACCACACACCATATATAAGTGCTTGTAATTGGTTTAGCATGAATTGACGTTTACTTTCTGTTTGCGCACCACAAACTTCTAGCACTAACCAACCCGGATGTGAGGGTGCCTCTGTATCAGGTGGTCTAGGAGTCCATATTTGCTCACGGTCAATATAAACATGTGGATATTCATCTTTGCTAACAAACCTATTACGTTGCAGATACAATTCTTCAACATCGCGCAAATGAGGACACTCTTTGATGTATATACCTTTAGGTTTAGTCATCAAATTGCCGTCATCTACGATTAAGTGGTCGTTGTATTCCAACTCTTTATCTAGAGAGTATAGAAAGTCGGTATATTGGACTTTTTTAATTTCTTTAAAGTGAGGTTTTTTAGCGTCACCAGTTGACGTAACATTTTTAGAACTATCTTGTGGCTTAACTTCCGGTTTAACATCTGTCGGCGTTTTAGGTTTGGTTGTTTCCTTACTATAAGCTGGACGCACAAAACCTGTTACACTCGTATAGCTATGTGTTACATATGCTGCAGCACTCCCCCAATTATAGTTTGGTGGATATTCTTTATGGACCCAATTTTGATCTACTGAACGAAACGTCTTTTTATTCGATGGTCCAACAACGATGGCAGTGTGCCCTGCAGAACCAATACCGTTACCAGGATGCCAAACTACGATATCTCCAGGTAAAGGAACAAAATTTGGTGTGTTTCTTATAAATCTAAACCCTTTAGGGTATTTATAATACGCCATATCTTTAGCGTTCCCCCATGTCTTAAAACCCCAATACTTTTGAAATATAAAATTAGGTAAATCCCAACACTGCGGACCATAATAACCATCGATATCTATCCTTTTTCCTATACTTGCTTTTGCCCATGCTGCAACCTCTGACGCTGTAGGTTTTCGTTTTTTCGGGTTTGGTAATCCCATTTATCCACCTCCAAAATAAAAAGCCGACTAATTAAAGCCGACTTAAAAAAAGACTTGTGCAAAAGCAAAGGCAGCACCCACTAAAGTACCGGCCAAACCTATGAGCGCTACAATGATTTGAACACTACCTTTTTGTTTTGTTTCTATCGTCCCTTGAATAGTTTCAATTTTTTCGTCATGTGACATGACTTTGTACTTAATATCAGTCATTTCATTACCTACATTGGTCATAACTTGTGTAAGGTTTTTAATGTTAGAATTAGTCTCTCTTTGTTCCTCGTAAGTCCGTTGTTGTAAATTTGTTTGTGTTTCTACCTTTGTTTTCAACTCACTCAAAGCTTCAATGTTTTTTCTATCGTTCTCATTGATTTTTTCGTAAATTTTCCCGTTACTATCTATCCATTCATGGCGTAGTACATACTTATTTTCGTCTGGCATATAAGTCAGCACCTCCAACAAAGGACGCAACAAAACCTGTTGCTGACATTAGCCCCATATGTACAGTGGTTAGCCAGTTGATTGAGTGATAAATACTTGCACTGGTCATCAAAAAATAGAGAATAGCTGACAAAAAACCACCAAATGTAATAAGTTTGCTAAATTTAGTATTTTGATCACTTGATGCAAGGAATATAGATGAAATCATTACGATTAAACCTGCAAACATCACAACAATTCCCCAACTCCAAATAGGCATAATATGATGTAACGCTAGATAAAAAGAACTATCATCTAAAACGTCATCTTGTTCTTTGAACCAAAAGAACCCCCTTAAAAACTCTCTAAAACCATAACTAAAAACCATTATTGATGCTATAGTTTCGGCCAGTGTTAAATCTTTCGTATTGTTTTTCATATAACACCTACTTTTATCCAAAATAAAACCACCAGCTATTCAGCTAGTGGCTCGTAATCTTGATCGGTAATTTTTTTATATTCATCTGCTGTAATCCATTTAACTGTAACAGATTGCTTAACTTTTTCTAACGGGAATAAACCCATGTTATAGTATCGTTCAACTATTCTGTACATCATCAGCACTTCCTTTTTCAAGCAATAATTTTAATACGGTAGCCATATCTTTTTTGACGTTTTCGATTTCTAATTGTGTATTTAGTAATTGCTCTGATAGATTAGCGATAATAACATCTTTATCGTCAATCGGTTCAGGTGGCAATTCTTTTTCAAAAACCTCTTTCGACTGACCTATCCATTTCTGACCGTCAAAGTAAATTGGTGTATACATACCGTCATCTGGCTTAGTTTCAGTCCATTTTTCGGAAGGGTACTCAAATTCGCCATCTTCATTCGTCGTTACAATGACCGGTTGTCCGTTTTTCCATAAATAAACTATTTTCAAAATATCACTCCTAATTTATCCAACTTACTTGAGCGTAGATGTAATCTTTTTCTGACCAATCTCCAGTAATCGACGATTTATAAAACAAGACATCACCAGTAGGGTTGATAACTAAAAAACAACCTGGTTTACCTGTTGGTGTTCTAACAGAGAATGATTGCGCGTTTTTTACCATATCTTGTGGCAATCTAGCAAATATTTGACCGCTAAAAAGGTTACTAGCATTAATACGTAAATGATTTGTTGTTACACCATTCTGAGTTACTATTCTGTATGAGCAAGGATAACCATTTCTATCTGTATATTCAGTGTTAGCATACGCTCCATTGACTAAAGGTAAGTTTATCCAACCTGTATCTTTAAAATCGTTAATCGATTGCCATGGCAACCAGTCTCCTGATTTTGTGCGAATGTGCACCTCATTTGAAGTGTATGGAGTGTATATAAATTTCATATAATTTGCATTAGCGTAAATTACGATAAGCATACCATTTAGAGTTACTGGACCATTAACAGGTTTATACAAGTAATAAAAACCAGATTTAGTAATTTGTGTAGGATTATCAAAATCTAAATCGTAAACAGGTATTGTTGCACCATTTCCTTGTGTCAATGCAGTCTTTTGCCAATCGTAACTACCCATAAGGTTATCTACATCGCTTTTAGTTAAAGCACCATTCGTTTGAAAGTCGTTCACTTTTTTATCAATCGAGTTATTAGCATCTGTTACCTTTGCATTAAAAGTTTGTGTATTTTGATCTACTGAGTTTTGAAACGCAGTTTTAGCAACTTCAAACCCACTTTGTACATCCTTTTTTTTACTATCAATTTGTGCTAAAGATAACGTTGTTTGCTCTTCTATGTTATTTAAAGCATCAGATTTATTTGTATTAATTGAATTGATGCTATCGTCTTTAGCTTTTTGGATAGCTTGTGTTGCACTTGCAGATAGTTGTTTGATTGTATCTATCAAACTTTGAGTGCTGCCAATATCTTTTTTGAGTTGTTCTACTTTCTTTTCTAATTCGTCACGCAAATCATCAAACATGCGAATGTAGCTCACTTTGATATCGCTACTAATTTGATTAACCAAACTATCTTTTACTTCAAATTGGAAAGTACCTAAAACGACTGTATCGTCTTTATCATCATTCTTATAATCATTGAGAGATAGATAAATCTCTCCTAAAACAGTTGAGTTTGTAACACTTTTTAAAAACCAAGGTGGCACTGTTACACCAATTAAGCCTGTCATAGGGTCTAGGAATTCAATATCTAAAACGCCAGATGTGGAAGGTCTATCTCCATTTTTTGCAGTACTCTGTTTAAAAAAAGCGTAACCTTTAACGTTGTTTGTACTGATTAGTAAGGGTAGATTATCTTTTGTTACCCTAAACTGAAATTGTGCTGTATTTTTATCTAAATTATAAAAACCGATACCCCTATCAGATATCGGTTTTAAATACGCCTCTTCTTCTAAATCAATTTTAGCCACTTTTTCTAATTCCATTATTTAACACCCCACAATACTAAAGCTATTGCAAAACCACGCTCATCGTTATACGGCGTTGTAACGGCCATTACACGCCCTTTTCCGTTAACATTATCTTTATATCCAATTCCGGCTTTGCCGTTGATTAAATCGCCTGCTATGACGTCCTTTTCTACATTTGTATAGATTTGACCAATCAATCCTACTGTATTCCATTCTGGACGTTCAGAACGTGAGACATAAGGTAAATTTTCGTTATAGTTAGGGTTTTCTATCGGTTCATCTCGCCATTCAAACACTGGGTTGCCGTCTACATCTTCAAATTCTCTTTGAACGCGCTTAGTCAACGTCATACCGTACTCATTTTGTAAATATCTATCTTTATGATGATATGTTTTATCGTTAGCCACAAGTGCGGCAGTACCTGATATAACACCAATCGGCTCATCGTTTGGTTGTGCTTTTCTGATTTTATCGCCATCTAAAGTAACAATGGTACCTAACTCAATAGGTTGACCACTTTGGCTTTCAAACAACTCTGCAATATCGGCGTTATTTTGTGTTAGTTTACCAGCTAAATTAAGGTTACCGTGCAACGTGTTAAGATCTACTTTGATGTTTGATGTTGAAGGGGACCCTGTACCAGAGTATCCTGCAACCACTCTGTAACTACCGGGTGATTTTACATTTCTACTATTGAATACAGTTTGCGTGTGGCTGTCTTTAGATGTTTCTGATGATAATGAATTAATAACTCCACTTCGTGAGCCGTAAGCTTTAGAACTCATTCCAGAACCTAAAACGAATGAACGTGGGCTATATGCTCTACTGTTACCAGTTGTTGCTAAAACTACACTTCGAGAGTCTACTGCAGCAGAACCTGTTGAACCAGCACTTAAGCCACCTTTTAACACGGTAGGTACTGTTTTATACTTTTCGTTTGCGATAACTGCGGCATTTGTATAACTATCTGCAGTAATACCACTTATCATAGTTGTATTGTTGTATGTTTCAATGCCGTTACCTGTTCCACGACCTTTTAAATTACCGTTAATAATTTTTAAATCGTATATTCCACCACCACTCGCAATACCAACTTTAGGTGATGAATTATAGATATTAACATTGCTTAAGATAAAACGCTCGCCTCGATTATCTCCACCAAAAAATTTAATATCTTGACCGGCAGTAGTAAATCCAGTAACTGTAATATTGTTAAGAATTACGTTTTCAGCCATAAACTGAACCGCGATAGCAGGTAAATTACTGTCAGTTTTACCGTCTTCTAATTTACTAAAATCACTATCGCCAATCGCAGTAAAATTGTTAACTGACACGTTTTTGTATGCACTAATTAACAATGCTCTAGGTGTTGTCCCTGGATATACGCCGTTGTATTTAGGTCGTAGAGCCACGCAGTTGTTTAACGATACATCATAGGCTGTTTTAGATTTAGCGTCCGTTTTTGCTCTGTGGTGGCCAATGTGACGGATATTGTATGCTCTTGTATCTTCAATTGATAAATGGTTATTTACAAACACGCATCTCGATGCGCTCGCAGGTGCATGTGCTTTAATCTCTAAACCGCCATAGTTACGATATGTTTTATTGTCTGATAAAAATACGAATTGCGAACCGTCATCAATTTCAATTCCGTTATTGTTACCACCAGTGATTGTAGGGTCGTGTGCGTAACAATTGCTGATTGTGATATATCTACTGTGATGCGTTGTAATACCGTCATCACCACAACCGTACACTTCACAATTATCTATATGAATATGCTTACTTTCTAATGAGTAAGGTACTCTATTGCCGTCACCTTCGTAATAATAATCATCACTTGCATATGTGGTATCAATACAGTGTAGTAACGCACTATGTGATTTAACATTGTAGATATAACCATTTGTTACACCTGCAAATCTAATGTTTGATGAAAGGGACCCGCCCGTAGGTTTGAGTTTTTTATCTTGTCTAAACTTATTACCGTCAAAAGTAAAATTCTCTAAACTAATATTTTGAGCGTTACCACTCATTTTTAAGTTAGTGATACCAATGTTTTGTGCTGGTGTACTATCCATAAACTTAATAGTGGTAATATCTTTACCCTGTCCGACTAATCTTGAGTTGTTAGGCATTTTGATGCCAGTTGTTAAATAAGTCCCTGCACTCATCGTCACAAGAACATTACCAGTACCCAATGCATCTTGAAAAGCTTTTGTACTGTCTTTTTGACCGGTTGGATCACCGCCAAAATCATCAACGTTTACAATGCGTTGTATCTTTTTGAGCAATTCGGCACGCATCTTTTCTCTTTCATTATTCTCACGTAAAAAATCATGATATAAACGATTGGATAGGTCATCAAAGTTTTGTGCATCCATCGATGTTCTACTCGCTCTTAACTCTTGGACTCCGTCACCGTTATGTCCAAGCACTAAATTTGTAATTTGCTCGTCTTGATAACGCTCATGGTCCTGTAAATTAACATCTTGTCCACTTTTTATTGTGTGCTTGATTTGTGATGACTTGTGGGCGTTCTTTTGATTTGTAACATGGTTTTGGTACTCGTTATCCTTTTTATCAGCCCATAATTTTATTGTTTCAAAGTTTTGTTCGACTTGAGATATAAAATCAGAACCAAACAATGAATGTAGTTTTGTTTTTAATTCAGATAACATACACAACCTCCTTATTAATCATAAAATTGATAGTAATCTTTAATTAATTCGTACATAATCACTTCATGCCCTTTATCGTTGAAATGAAGGCCGTCAGGCATGCTAGATTTTCTAAAAGCTGGACTGTATGGTTTAAAGCCTTCATATCGATAAGCATCGAATACGGGTATATCTAAGTCGTTACAAATATCTACTTGTACGTTAACGTAATCAATCAAAGTTTTACCTTTATCATTCTTATCGGTGTCTTTACGTTTAACTTTAGAACCTTCCATATAGCACTGTCTTGCAGGTGTCATTGCCAACAATTTCGCTTTAGGGTTGTTCTTTTTAATGATTTCAACTGCACTATAAAAGGCACCGTAAAACGTTTTTATATCCGTTTTATCAGTGCCTATATCTATGTTTTTGACCCAATCATCATCAGTGCCTTGTATGATAATTAAATCGCCTTTGATTTTGGTAGCTTGTTGGTAAATATCACTCATGGTAGCGCCACTTTCAGCAAGATTAGTATATTTCGCTTTAATCTTTTTAGCTAATTGTTGAGTAAAATTGTTTTTAGCTAACGACCCTTTAGCAATGCTATCGCCAATTGTACCTATGGTTTTAACCTTCTTGATACTAGATTTACTTGAAAAATCATGTACGATTGTTCCATTTGAAGTAGTTACACTTTTAGCATTCGCTTTATCGAGTTTTGCTTGTAAATCATCTGTTTTACCCAATAAATCTTGCGTGGTTTTTGTGTTTGCGTTTGTCTGAGATTGCATTTCTTGTTGTGTTTTAGCTGGGTTGTTTGTTTTTAAGTTAGTAACATATTTAGCAGCTTTACCAACCGCTTTTACATATCTATCTTGCAATCTAAACTCACCTAGTACCAAGTCCATTTTTATGATATCTCCATTTATATCACGCTTGGTTGTGATTTCGATAATTCTTAAATCAACGTTCAAGCCCATTAAATCATCAATCACTTTAACAACATCGCCAACCCTGGGAATGGCGTTTTTAAAATACTTTTTCAATAACACGAAGTCGAGTGTTACTGATGTTTTGATACTATCGTTGATAACCTTTTCCATGCTCTTTTTTAAAGTATCTTCTTTGGTAATTCTACCGTCTTGAACGGGTGGCGCATGCCTTTTACCGATAACATCTGCTAATGGTGATGTATATTCAAATTGTAAACTTGCCTCATTATAAGTTTGTTGATCTGTATAACCACCAAACCCCTTTATAAACGTAAAACATTTAGTAGCATCTTCTTGTATTTTGATATTGTTAGCATTTACGCCTGCTTTTATCCAATATTCTGGTTTATATTCGATGTAATCATATAAGTGAAACGTTTTAGTTTTTGCATCATATTCATACTCTAGTGAATATCGTTCCAAACCTTTTTTAAATAAATCAAGATTGGTGTCACAATTACCAAGATTTTCAAACCTCGAAGATGATACTTTAGCGTGCAAGTTATATTTGTACCCTGTACCTTTAAAGACTAAATCAAAATATGCTTTGCCAGTAAAACTACCGTTATAAACTTCATAAATTCGATTATTGTTTAAGTCGTCGATTTCTACTGGTCTAGCTTTTATTGTTAATCTGCTTTTTTGACCTCGAGTTTCTTTGTCTAACATTACAATACGATACTCGTTTTCATCTTCAGGCCCAGCAACGCCTGTTATCGTCCACATTTTTGTAATCGCGCCAATAGCATCAAACGTTCCTTTATTTTCGTCGATTACAATCGTTAACGTACTATCTGTGTCAGATAATTTACTGTTCAGTTCCGTTTCGACCGGTAAATTTTGACCGTAACCTTGTAATGTTTTTAATAATACTGTCATACCGTCACCCCTACATATAATATTCTTTGTGTTTGAACACGACTTTTTGCATCAACTTGGTACTCCTAAACGTGTTCCAACCAGGTATTAAAGTAGGGTTACGTCGGCTCACATTATAAGCATCAATGTTTAAACCGTTTCTGAAAGTGTGAATGCCGTCAAATTTGATAGTATCGCCTGCTTTTAACTCTAAGCCTTTGATATTAATAACATCACCACTTTCAACCATATAAAAAGTAGTGCCGTTTTTGTCATTTTTAGATACGTTTTCCGCCAATGTAACTTCAACCGTACTGTCTTGATTAATTTGGTTGATTTCAACAGTACCAGCATAATAAACATTACATACTTTTGTATCGTGAAAAGTATATTTACGTTTATTATCGTTTACATTAAACGGTAAGTTATCTGATACCGCCCATTTTTCAACACTTCTACTTTCACTTTCTAAATCTGTACTATAAGCGATACTTTCAAAATAAGGTAATTCAATGGTTTCAAATTCAAGTTCAAACTCACCAGCCGTTTGTGTGGTATCAATCGAAATAGCATTAACTAGGCCAACAAAAATCTGTCTTCCGTCTACATATTCAAGTTCAAATTTTTGTGGTTGTGTGTTGAATATATCTTCGTACTTTATTGATGTATCAGGTGTAGATAATTCACGCAAATAATAATGACCACGTAATAATGCTTGTAAATTTGACTTAAGATGCGTTGCTTGAGCCATTTTATCTACTTGATATCGCAATCTGAGGCTAACTGTTTTCTTTTCTTCATAAACAGAGTTAAAAAACCTTCCTTGCGCCCCATTAACTGTACTGTATTCACGATCATATCCCGAACCTTTAACGTCATAGGATACTACTTCTAAAACTGAGCCAGTAAAAGTGTTATTACTGACTTTATACTTTTTATTATCTTTAATTATTTCTATGTCGTGAGCAATCAATAATAACACTCCTTTACAAGCCCATACTGCTGTTTTTACCGTTTTGTTCTTCAATGTAAGATTTAATGTAATCTAAATCACCCTCATTACGCACAGTTATATTAACGATTGGGCGATTGTTCTCTTGCATACTATGTCTAACATCTTTAGTCATGTGAGCGTCCACACTACCATTTAATGAACCACCTAAACCGTCTGTTAAGTCTGTAGATAATTCTGGTTTGAACGCGTCAGTTAAATTACTAGCGACACTACGCACTGCATTTACTGCTTTGTGTTGGTCTGCTAAGATACCCATTCCCAACCCTTGAGATACATATTCACCTATACCTCTAAATACACGAGAAGGTGAGTGTATGCCTAGGGCACTTTTAGCTGCATTGACTGCATTTTGCGCTACATTCTTGGCTGCATTGACTACCCATGACATTCCGTTCATGATTCCTTGAACTAAACCACGCATTAAGTCCATTCCGGCACTAGCAAATTGGCCGATAAAGTTTCTAACAGTGTTAACCGCTCTACTCATTCCTGATTGTACTTGACTAACCACATTCATAAAGCCACTAATTACACTTTGTACAAATCTGGACATTGCGTTGATGATTCCAGATACCCATTGTTGACCACCAGATACTACTTTGTTATATGCTTGTTGCATATGTTGCCAAACCGAATTGACTACACGCATAAAGCCATTTGCGACTTGATTAAAGAAGTTAGATACCGTTGATGTGATAGAACTTACCCACTGTTGACCTGTCGATACAACATAGTTATACGCTTGTACCATTTTGTTCCAAACAGACTGTGCCATTTGACCGAACCATTGCGTTACGCTTGACCAAATTTGACTAACGTATTGAGAAACAACCGACCAAATTTGAGACCAACTTGTGATATTCGTGCCAAGTATAGAATTTAGAGTATTGAATATAAATTCGGAAATCTGAGTGAAAATTGACACGATTGTATCCCAAATCGTAGTCCAAACGTTTTGAATTGTAGTTTGCAATGTCTGCCAAGCACCAGAAAAATCACCAGTAATAAATTGAATAAACGCAGTGAATAAGCCAACAATCAATTGTACTGCAGCTGATATAATACCACCGATTGCGGTAAATATTACGGATATCGCAAGCCATAATGACTGGAACGCACCAATTACTAACTGAATGGCGCCCATTACCAAACCACCTAAAACTTGCATAATGATATTGCCGACTTGTTGTAACAACGGCATGATTGGTTTTAACGTTTGTTGAATAGATGCCCACAATTGAGTAAACCAATCAATAATACTTTGGACCGCGCCAGAAATTGCATCTTTAATACCGTTCCAAGCATCTATAATCATATTTCTGAAATCTTCGTTCGTTTTCCATAGGTATACTATAATACCTATTAATGCAACAATAACTCCTATCACTACCCAAACCGGCCATGTTATACCTGCTAACGCTACACCAACTGCCTCAAACGCTCCCGTCAATAAAGGTAATACTTTTTGTATTGCGCCAATTGGGTTCATTAAAAATCTAAACGCTAATTTAACTAATTCTAGCGCTTTGGTTAAAATTTTTGTTTTTCCTGCAAATGACAATATTTTTTTTGCTACTTGGAATAAGCTAGTACCAAACACATTTGATAATACGGTACCAACTGCAATTATCGGTGCCATTAGCGCCCAAAAAACGCCACTTAAAATAGCGATAATACCCATTACTTTGGCAACTGCCGGGTGTGTTTCAAATAACTTAGCGATAAACTCTGCTAGTTTATTTACAACCTTCAGAATCACACTTGCAATAGGTGCCATTGCAGTGCCAAACGCAACTAATGCACGTACAATATTGCCAATTAATTGCATGATGACCGGTCCATTTTGTTGTACGTATTGCACAAACTTTTTAAAGCCTTCCGATTTACCAACTTGCTCAGACCATTCTCTGAATTTGCCTGTCATTTTAACTAACCAATCAAAGATACCTGCACTATTTTGAGCAAATGCTTTCATTAAGTTACCGATACCGGCAAACACATTACCAAATATCTGCCCTATTTTAGGCAAGTTTGTTTTTGTATACTCGATAAATGCTTTGATAGCGTTTTGACCTGCTACACTATTAGCCCAATTTTGAAACTTTTTACCTAAACTGTCTAAGCCTTTAGCAGTCCATAAAAATAACGGTCCTAACTGTGTAAATACATTGACCAAACCGTCACCAAAACGTCCAGCAGCACTTAATAGAGCATTGAATGTTTTAACGCCTGTTGTGTTCATCATATTGAAGAACTTACTAGCCGTTTGACTGTTCTCAGCCCATTTAAGTACGCTCTTAGAGGCTTGTTCCATACCTTTAGAAACGCCTGCAAGGAATGGTTTCATGCGACTTAAAGCGACGTTTACTGTGTTTAAACCGTTAGCTAAAGTATTGAATATCTGCGCTTGATTTTGTTTGATGATACTTTCCCACGTAAATTTAACTCGATCTAGCGCTTTTTCATATTTTCTTGTTTCTGCGGTAGCTTGCAATGTACCGTCTTTAAGCATTTTCAAAGCACTTATTGCCATACCACCAAACGCAAAAGCGCCTGCACCTGCGATTGAGAACGCACCTGCTAAGCCTAATATACCGCCAGCTAATACGCCGACTGCATTTAATACAGCCATTAACGCTGGTACTAATCCAGCAATAATAGGTATCAAGCCTTGAATACTCGCTATCATTAAACCTTTGACTTGTTGGCTAAAGACAGTACCAAACGTTCTAATTTTAGTAGCTAGAGCGTCCATTTTGTCGCCGTATTCTTTTAACGAGTCATTTAATGCTCTAGTTAACACTTGTGTTCTAGTCATACCGTCAGTGTTAAACTTAACACGAACAACTTTATCATGTAGTGATGCCAACATTACTTTAGCGCTTATTACTGCACGCTTTAAATTATCGTTATCACCTTTGATATCTACCTGCTTATCACGAAGCCTTTGCAATTCTGCTTTAGCAAAAGATATTGCGCGTTTAATAGGGTTGGTATCTCCGTCGATATCCACCTTGTGTTCTCGCCAACGTTGTGCCATTGCTTTGGCTCTTTGGAGATTACGTTGAAATTGATTGATGTTGGCTTTCACATCAGTTTCAACTTCATCTGGAATAGATGTTTTAGCTAAACTTTGCGCTTTTCTTACGTTGTTTTGAAAGTCGCGTATATTAGCCATAATCTTAACCATAAAATTCTTTTCCACGCATTACTCTCCTTTCTGTTTTTGTTCTTCTAACCAACGTTTAGTACCTGACTTGAATAATTCTCGTCTACGTTTTTCATGCTCGAATTCTGCACGTTTGATACGCTCATAACTACCAGGATTACGTATTTCAAAACGTTGACGCTCAATTTCTCTAGTCATACGTTTTAATGACTTATTAGCTTGTACAAGCCCGTTCGCTTGCGCAACCTGTATCATTAATTCTTTTTGATCTAGATACTTATCTTGACCACCTATTATCCAGTCCTTCCATTCGTTAGGTGACATCATCATCAGTTCATTTTCAGGTAAATAACCGATATACCTACTCGTTAATTGTCTTATTTCTGAATAGTTAAGTAAGGTTCCGCGTTCATGATTTCTTTGTAATTTTCCTTCATAAACTCGATGCCAGCTTTTGTTGTCTCTTTGTCCTCGCCCTTCGCCATTTGTGGCGCTTTGTTCATTTGCGTCCAGAATCCTCGAGATTTTTGCTTGAAAAAACCGCTATTATTTAATACATCTAAAGCACCTTGTAATAATTCGATTGTATCTTCTTTTTCTTCAATGATTTCAATTAAAGCTGTTTCGATTTCATCTCTAGAAGGTGCATTTTTGCCTAAATATGCGGTAGCACATTCCCAAAAATTAGCAATAGCAACTGTATCGCGTTCTAAAATGCCGTTGTAAATCACATTAAAACCAGGTGTAGTAACCGTTTTGCCGTCCTTATCTTTTGTATCTTCAGCAAACTTCTTTGCTTTTAGGTCAAACGCAAATAACGCTTTAGCTTTTACTTCATTATCATTGATTGTAAGTGTTGTAATTGGGTTAAATTCAGTCAAAATATATACCTCTTTTCAAATTTTATATAAAAAAATAAGGGGACATACGCCCCCAAATATTAAGAACTCGCTGTTTTAGCTTTAGTTTGGTCCTCGAAGCTACCGACCTTTTCTGCGAAACTTTCGTATTCGACAGTAGGTGCGCCTGCTGCCTCAAACCATTCTGGCGGAAGGTTACTTTCCCTTCCTTCAGCAGTATTCCATTTAACTTTTAACGTTAATTCAATTTTGTTATCTTCGTCATCAAATGACATTTCGTAACTTTCTGGCACCGTATAAGCAAACATGCCGTGATAGCTACCGTCTTCACGCTTGTTACGTTCATATAACCATACACGTAATTGTTCGCCATTCTTAATTGCTGTTTTAACCTGTTCGATACCCTTATCGCCAGGAATGTTACCGATAATTAGTTTGAATTCTTCAGAAACAGCATTTACGCCATAATCGGTTTTACCACCACGAATGATTTCAGCTAAGTCATTCTCGATTGTGTGGCCACCTTCTTGTAAGTCGGCTAATAGTAAAGCATCAGTAGGGTCTAATTTATCTTTAGCTGGTCTAACTACTGCTAAGTAATTCTTTTGAGCCATGCTTACACTTCCTCTCTCTTAGTTTTGTGTCTAAAGTTAAACAAAAGCCGAATTGTGCCGTGCTTAGTAAACCTGTCTATATCAGGGAATACTGCTTGGCTATCAATTCGACTGTATCTAAATTCGTAATTATCAATTTCAATTGGTTTATTCAGTACGCAACCAATAGCGCTAATTAATAGCTTGGCCTCGTACTGTGTTGGATATTGTGAATACACGTGAAAGACGATACCTACCGTCTCACGCATATTTGCACTGCTTTCGTTATTAGTGACGTTGCTCTCACCCACAACAATATATGGGTATCGAGCATCATCTTGTACCACATCAAAAACCCTATCACCAACTAATTTGTTAATGATAGGGTCTGCTTTTAATGTTTCGTATAATCTACTTGTAAGTTCAGGTTCAACCGATACCCACATATTTTTTACCGTCCTTTATGAAAAATACTTATTGAATGTTTCTCTACCTGCATCAATAGCAGGCTCCCAAAAAGGTTGGGCGTGTTGACCTTTAGTAGTGTGCCATTTACCATCCGCGTCTTTATAATGCCACGGTATCTTTTTGGCGCGACTACCACCAGGACCGACTGCATAAATACCTGTACCATAATTTACGTACACGGCATACTCACTGCCTATACTTATAACACCAGTCAAACCTCCGTTTTTAAAATCTACGGAAGTGCTTTCTCTCAAGTAACCAGTATCTACTGGCATAAGATTAATAGCAGTGTTATATATCTTCATTGTGGTTTTGGCTATACCTTTTTTTACCCACTTTTCGACGTCTTTTTGGTACCGTTCCAACTCAACGACTAAACTATCTGCACCATATTTCACTTTAGCCATAAGGCGCCTCTTTCAGTCGAATTAACTTAATCTCATGTTGGCCACCTTGATCTACAGGTTCACCTACAATACCAAAGATTTTACCCTCGTATTTGAAATAATCGTTATCGTTTATTGGTAGATCATAAGGTACATATAGGTTTCTGTCGTATTCAGATGACATTTGATGATATTTAAGTTGTTCTGAAGTCGTAGGCGTATCCATAAAGCCTTTTATAATTTTTTCGCTCTTGTAGCGCTCTTTTTTAAACTTGAAATCACCTATCACTTCAATTCGACCTTTTGAAATAACGTGTGGAAACTCGTCGTATGGGTTAAACATGATAACCACTCCATCTTAACTTTCGATAAGGTTTAAGGTAGTTATATGTTGATGCAGGTAGGTCTGTTACAAATGTGTAGCTTACCGTTCCCATTGTGCGAGCGGAAATGTTACCACTTGAGCCAAATTTAATACTCTCTGCAATAAACTTTTGGACACCACTAGGTAACGGCTCATAAAAATTCTGATTACAATAATCTTGTGCTACATTTTTGTACATCTCAATAAGTTTGTTGATTGTATCGTCATTATCGAAGTTATCGAGTGGCAATTGGTTAATTAGTTTGACGTCTTGTGCGTCCATTATTTACCACTTCCTAACGCCTCGACCAATTCAGCTTTTTTCATATCAGAAAAGCCTTCAATATTGCGTTCTTTAGCCAACTCTTTCAACTCTGATACTTTCATACCAGAATAGTCAGTTTGCTCTTGTACACGCTCTATTAAAGGCTTATTTTGACGGTTGTTTTCAGTGGATAATTCAGTTAATCGTTCTTTACTTACAGTCAACCCTTCGCGCGGAAATGGGTCGTCTGCATTATACGCGTAGTCATTGTCCTGTAAGTCGGTAAAATATTCGATTACTTTATACGTCACTATAAATCACTCCTTACGCACCAGTGCCAGCACCTTTAGTAATCTTAACTGCTTTACTTTCATCGTAAAGGTAAGCTACATAGTGTTTATCACTGTATAAATAAGTTGTTTTAGTTGAAGGGTCACGGTCTGGTTCTAAGAAGAAATCACGTTTAGTGATTAGTTTAACAGCACCTTTTTTAGCTAAAATAGCTTCACCTTCTTTTAATTTTTTAGAACGTACAATGATAGCACCTAAGGCCTCACCAAACGCACCTTTAACGATAATATCGTCACCTAACTGAGTTGCACGAGTGAAGTTTTCAGATGCGCTAGCACGTAATTTACCAGCATCTTTAGGATTTACAAATAAAACCATTGGTTCTAAATCTTCATCTTCAAATTTATCGATTGCAGTTTCTAAACCAGCCAATGTACCCACATCTGCACTAACTGTTAATTTTGTACCTCTTAAAGCTTCTAGCACATCGTCATCAACTTTGTTTGCAATAGCTAAACCGTGTTGACGTACTGCTTCTCCTTGAGGGTCGCCATAACCTGATAGTAAAGCCTCATCTGTGATATGAGTACCTTTACCAATTTTATGGATTTTAGCCTCACGTTTGTTTGTTTCGATTTTGTCTACTGGAATTTTTTCGCCTTCCGGTACGACTGTTGCATCTCCACTGTATACAAACGCAGGAAATGTGATTGTGTCACCAGGTTGTCCTACTAATGTGTTATCAATTTCTGCAAAAGATGCTAAACGTAATTTTTTATCTAATTCAGCTTGCATCATTGGCGCTAATACTTCAGGTACAATTTGCGTACTTAATGTTGTTGTTCCTTGAGCCATGTTATAACCTCTTTCTTAATATTATTCGACTAATTTGTCGTAAGTAGCACGATCGTTAATAAACAATTCAGTACGTTCCGCGACGCTCATGCTATCGAATTGTTCTTTTGTAATGCCTGTTTGCATTGTTTTGCCGTCTGCAGGTTTGTTACCTACTGGCTTGTTATCGGCAAATAAATAAGGCTTAGACTCTTTAAGCGTTTCAATCGCTTTATCTAAACCCTTAACAGTGCCGTCATCTTGTAATTCCAGTTCGTCTTTATTAACGAATGCTAGAATGTCGTCAGCATCATTTGCATCTTTTGCAACAGCTAACTTAACAGCGTTATTCAGTTGTGATTGTTTGTACTTATCCTGCCACTCTGCGTTACTTTGTTTTACTTCTTCGAGCTCTTTTTGCAACTCGCTATCATCTTTCACAGAGTTTTGTAATTCGACAATTTGATTATCACGGTTAGTAATTTCTGCTTTAAGTTCCTCAATTTCTGCATTTTTATCGTTTAAACGAGAACGTGGAACAATTCCAGATTTACTTTCATCAATAGCGTCAATTACTTTTTGTTTATCAATTTCACCGTCTTTAAATTGTCCGAGTAATGCGTATAAGTCCATGTGTTAATTGCTCCTTTTACGTTTTTAACGTGTTACGACACGAAAGATTGTATTAAAAAGAAGCAGTTTAACGACATGCTAAGGTCGAGTGATTACTGTTTGCGTTTATTCTTCTCCCACTCACGATATGTCGCGAATGGTATAATGCCGTCATCTTTAGTTCTCATGACAGTAGGTAATTCATCTTCATTAAAGTAATAAAGCAATTTACATCGACAATTGATATTCTCTTTGGCACTAGCATCACCTACAAACAATTTAGGCGCTTGTCCGACGCAACCAGATGAATGGAAGTTATCATCGATATCAATCGCTTTTCCGTCTAAATGCCGATGTGTGTCACGTGTCCTATTATCTTTAGTAGCTAACCAACGTTTTTTCATTCCACTTAAACCATTATCTTTAGCTACTTTTGCACTATCCAAACCAGCTTGTGACATTGCTCTACCTGCCTCTGTACGTGCCACACGTTGAGCTTGCGCCTTAGACATGCCCAAATCATCACGCAACGCTTTTGCTATATGTGTATAACCTTTACCGTTTACAATACCTTTAGTGATTTCTATACGTATTTTTTTAAGTACGTTAGAACGATGTTTTTTGAGTGTTCCGGTTAACTCGATATACTTAATCGGTTGTTCAATTGCCTTAGTAATTACAGACGCAGTAGGTACATCAAACTGCATAGACGTTTGACTTGCCATTTCATACAAATAAAGGCTCATCAAAAACTTTTCGATATAAGCGTTTTGCTGCGTCCGACGGATAGTTTTAGCAACTTCTTTGTAATCTTCCGTCAACATCTCGCCTATTCTGATAAGTTCTTTATTGAGCCTGTTGTACTTATTAAATTCAGTCCACGTGACATATACGTCATCAGATTGGTACTTTTCAAACATATCTGCGATTTCTTGTTGTATTTGCTTTAATCTACGTGAGAATAGTATTTCTATTTCACTTTCTGCTTGTTTGATGAGTTGGTTGATATAGTTATCAATGTCATTCTGGTTGTTTATCTTCGGATTGTCTTTGCTCATTCACAGCACCTCCAGTATCGATATCTGGTAACTGTGTATTGAGTTCAAGTTGTTCCTGCTCGATACGTTCCATTTCTGCAGTCGGGTCATCAACCCAAGGGTGATGTCTCACGATTGTTTCTTTAGATAGATATTGAGATTGTGCAGCAATTTGTGATTGTTCTAAATCGTTCATCATTCTGTTGAAATTGAATGTGATTTCAATATCTTTCGGATCTACTTTTAATTTGTAGAAATCGATAATAAACTCAATTAATTCTTGTATAGCAACAGTAGCTTTATTCTTTAGCTTATTCGCTTTTAAGTCTAAGTTACCGTATAAGAATTTGAGTGCAATACCACTAGGCGCAGAGCCGAATTTATCTGTTTGGAAATCGACACCTTGCCCGAACTCCATAATGTTCTGACGCATCATATCGATATATTCTTTTGTACTAGCAACTGGCACCTCAACTTGTATCGTTTCAACGCCACCTTCACTATCTACATTAATTGCTTTGTAGTATTTTAAGCCTTGCATAAACTCTTTAAGGTTCTCGCCTTCATATCCACGCAAGATATAAATCAACTCTGCACTTTCATCAAACATATTTTGTGTATCAGATAAACGTTTATCAATAGCATCTATAATTGTTTTATATTGCCAAATGTCCGATACTTCTTCAGGGTTATTTTTGAATGGAATAAACGGAACTCTGTTCCAACTACCTGTAGAGAAGTGTGTTTGCTTGTTGTTCTCACTATAGTAGTAATCGTTGATTAATGACCCATTCTCATACACATAGTATGTAACATCAGTATCGGTCCAGTATTCTACTTTAGTTTCATCGTTTAATTTGAATACACGTATAAACGCTTGTAATACATCTCTTTTGCTATCTTTCCATATTGGGATAGCTTGCTCGGCAGGTACTCTGAATAGCTTAAAATCGCCGTTCTCGTCAATATACGGTTGCACCCACTCAACACCTTTGTTACTTGCAGCAGTGAGTACATCGATTAACTCGTTATCCCAACGGTTATCAAGCACTTCGTGAATAGTATCTAGCATCTTTTCGTTCTCACAAGAATAACTCACTGGGTTAGTCACAAGATAAGCAACTTTTTGGTCAACTAAGTTTTGATGATAGTTAGTAGTAATACGCCAATCTGGTTTATCGATGTCAAGATTACCGTCTAGGTCGTATTTATACTTTTGTCTGTAAATATCATTATCTTTATCGTAGTAGCGTTGCCCTGTTGATATACGCTCAATATCTTTCTGATGATTTTGTACTAAACGCACAATCATCTCTTCTTGCGTTTCAACTTTAGGCGCTAACTGTTCTGTTATTTCTTCATAATATGGTTTCTCCCACGGCCAACGAATAGTAATCACCTACCTTAATATGCTCATATGATTTTGACGCATATCACGTTCTAATGCGTAACGTGTAGCGTCTATACAATTGTGTATAATTAAACCACCATCAACTGAATAGTTGTGGTGGTCTTCAACTTCCATATTATAAACATTTTGTACGCTATGAAATTTTATCGATTTTATCTTTTCTCTCTTTGGTTCTTTTCCTGTTTGCACAACTTCTGGAACATGTTTTTGTCTTTCTATACTTATTGACTTTAAATTCTTTACCACAGTATACACACTCCCTTATCTCATCATCTAAACCACTTTTTCTTCGCCACTTTGATTTACACTTATTAGAGCAAAATCTGTTAACACCTGTATCTTGTGCTTCAAATTCTTTTCCGCACTCTTTGCATTTAAACTTTTTCATTTGATGTAGTTTCTCTTTGGTATTTTCGTAATGTTTTTTGTGCCATTTACGCCCTTCGTCTGATTTGTGCCACTTATTCGCGGCTGGTCGAGCTTTTTCGTCTAAGTTTCTTATAATTTCTTTTCTTTGCAAATTTGCTCGTTCTAGCCCATGTAACGTGGCGTGTTCACCATGTTTCATTAGTTGTAAGTTCGTAATATCGTTATTACTCTTATCATGATCTAAATGATGTATATGGCAACCATCAGGTATAGGTCCATTGTAGTATTCCCAAACATATCGATGTAATCTCTTGCGCTTAGTAGAATTTAGATAATATCCAGTTTTGTCATCTCTAGTGAATTTCAAACCATTAAAAAATACGTATTTCATAGCATCATCTCCTTAATTCTATTATACCAAAAGAATAACGAGAAGTATCTACTTATATACTTATTATTTCATCGTCAGTATTGAGTTCTTTAACCATTTTCCAACCACTTGTGGTTAATATTAAGTGGTCGCTTGTAGCTTTTATTTTCTTACCACTTTCGGTCTCGATTTCAAAGACTTTAACGTTTCTTCTGGTCATTCTTACATCGAAATAAGTTGATGTTGTTGCAATACCTTCAATCTCGTCAAAACACTTAACTCTACCGGTAGAACCCACCAATTCTCTGATAGGCTTTTGACCATTGACAGTGTCAATTAGTGTATCTCCTGTAATGCAGTGATTGTCTTTATCTTCTAATCTCGGCTTAACATTACCGTCTTTATCTGTTTCGTAATCAATATTCTCAAATTCTCTTGCAATATTTGGTGTTCTCTTAGGGTCAATCACAATAGCATCTAAATCATCAAGCCATTGTTCTCCGTGTTCAACACTGTCAGGACCTTTTTTCACACCTTTAACTCTTTTGATACCATGTTCTTGTTTAAGTTCTGCAATTGACTTGGGTTCGGCGGAGTCACAATATATCTCGTCAGATTGATAATCTTTTTTCTTTAACCAATTAGCGAACTCACGATTACTTATCTGCACACCGTAGTGTTCATCAACTGCGTAGATAATACGTTTCTTTTTATCGTAATGCCAACGTACAAACGCTAATGGATCAGTTGCGTAACCAAAATCTGTTCCGTTACGAATGTTATCAAATGTGCTGTATAACTCATCTGGTATAGTTTCTATGCGTAAATTGTTGAATGGTACCACACCACTACCAATCGCCTCACCTAGATATTCCCAGCGATACCTTAATTCATTACGTTGTTTAGCACTTTCAGCTTCTTGTATAAACTGTTTAGATATAAAAGGGTTATTTAAGTATGTTGAGTGATGTACAAACGTATTGTCTGGTTGGAATGATGTTTCGTACTTCTTGTTTGCCCAGTGTTGTTTTCTTTTTGCTGGGTTGTACGAGAAATAGAATTTGTAGAACAAACCTTCGTCTAACTCGCCACGCAACATTGAATTGGTAATCGTAGTCACTTCATCTTCCGTTTTAAACTCGCCTAATTCTTCTATCCACATAATAGAAAAAGGGAACCGACTATCTTTTAACGATTTTAATCGTTCTGGGTTCTGCGCCCCTCTGAAGATAATTCTGTTCCCTCTTGGTATAAATGTGATTTCCATAGGCGATACTTTAACTTTGAATAAGTGAGATACTTTCTGTTCTTCAATTGCCCATTTAATCTGCTCAAATACAGATGTTGCTAGTGTATTATCTGTTTTACGTACAACTACTGCATTCATTGGATAACGCATAATCAGTTGAGTAATGATAATGGATATATCGGACGACTTACCACTACCACGCCCACCTTTTGCTACTATGTTGAGAATGTTAGGATTCTTAGTTGCTCGCCATAAATCATGAAAGTGCTTAGGTATCAATTCCGATAGATTAAGTGATGTCATCATTGAATTGCACCGTCGCATTCGTTTCGATTTGTTGCTTATCCGTCCACATCATATAACGTTTCCCCAATAACTCTGCAGCTTTTGTTCTAGCGTTTGTATCTGATCGTTTCTCTAAACTTTCTACTTCCATTTCACCTTTACCAATTCCAATAGGTATTAGTTCTTGGTCGGTGATTTCGCCACGCACAACTGAAGTTAGGTATTGTAGTATCTCATCTTGGTCTGCAATACTTTGCTTTTTTAGCTTTTCCATACGCTCATCTATAGCTTTTTTTATTCCGACATTTTCCAACAGTTTATGACTTCTAGCTTTTGCGTACTTTTCACTATATCCTGCTTTTAATGCCGATTGATAAGCAACGCCTGTCTTAACGTACTCATCAACGAATGTCTGTTGTTTTAAATTTAGTTTTGTCATGTCATATATCACAACCTTATGCTAATAGCTTAATAAATTTAATAATAAAAAAAGACTACTCGAGTTGCTCTCGAATAGTCACATATGGAAGGTAATTAACAATGCAAAATCAAGTTTATCCAGAAAGGAGAAAAAGTACCTACCCAACGGATAGGCACTCAAGCAATCAGAGGACAGTCACACCGGACTAATCCCAACTGGTCACTTTCATTGAGAACTAACCAGCTACCTCAAAACGAGGGTTTGTGTGGATAGTTCTTACAGTATCATAATAACGGCTTTTACCGTGGACTTATACGCCTTTCAAGTCCATTTACACATAACCAATCAACTCAGCCAACCTATTAATCATTGCGTTACGTCGTCTTAATATACTCGATTTACTTGTCCCAAAGTATTCTGCTAAGTCTTCCCACTCGTAACAACCAATCGGACATTCCCAGTATCGTTTGTTAATCATATCAAGTGTATCTTCATCAGCTTCTGCTACTAACTTATCAACGCCATTAACGATATTACTTAACATGACATATCGCTTATTGCTTAACTTCTTGATAGCCTGACGTTCAATTGGATTGCCAGGTAGATTACTTTTGCTAGCACCTACATTCTCTGGTTCATGATTTTCTAGCAACTCATACTCACAAACCTTTAGTTCCTTACGATAACGTTCTACATGTTGAATATATTCTTCTAATTTTCTAATATCATGACGTTCAATCGTTATCAATCTAATACCCACCTGCAATTCCGTTAATATCGTATTGATCACTTACCCTAGCATAATCACTAGGAGCGTCCACATCATCTTTACTCTGCAACTTAACGATAAGTTCGTTAGTTATATATTTACTAAGTTCATACAATGCAATGATGAACCATATTTTTAGTATGCGTTTAATCATTCCACTCACTCCTTATAAAAAGTCTGGTAACTTACGCTTAGCATTTTTATTTGGTTTTACAACTTTCTCTTTAGCTTCTTCCATACTCTCTGCTTCTACCAACGTCATACGTTCATTCTCTCTAGGTTGTTCTACATCTACATGTACATGACCTGTGCTATCTGTAAATTCTCTAATTAGGAATTGTTTCATGGTATCACTCCTTTATTCTGGTAAAATTGTATAAATTGTTAATAATACAAATATTATTAAAGTATCGACCCAATCGCGTGTAAGTAATAAACATATTGCAAAAATTGCTGTAATACCAAATATGATAGAAGCGAAACTGAATAATAAAGACAGTATTGTTGTAATCACGTCTTTCACTTCCCCAGCACCTCTTTCACTCTTTCTAAGATATCCTTACTCTCCGCCTCCACAATCGAGAGAATTTCATTGTTACGTGCTTTCTCAATGTCTGTGTGAATGTGTCCTGTGCTGTCTTTGAATTGGCATATTAGGTATTGTGTCACGGTATCACTCCTTGATTTTTAACTACTATAATCGCTCTGTGCGAACCGTAATCTATATGAAGATCATTACCTACTTCCCAAAATCTTAAATAAGGTGTTATAGGTAGTTCCTTCAACTTAGGTAGCTGTTCAGTCATTTCTAACCAACTAGAACCTTTTACAACTTCACCTAATTTGATACCTCTTTTATGATGGTTCTTTTTCAGATACACTTTAGAATACTGTGTCACTTCCTCAGCACTTCCTTTACACGTTCTAGAATATCCTTATCCTTCGAGGTCTGATTGCTTGATTGTTCTTTTTGGTGCATCAAAATCTACTCCATGTTTATGTCTATAATTAATTAATGATTGAGATAAACCAGTCATTTCAGATATTTCAGCTAAGGTTCTTTTTTTACCCTTATACTTAACCTTTACATTATTCCCTCTATTTCGTTGTTGTGTTTTCATATCAACCCATCTACAATTATTAGGTTCATAATTTCCATTGCTATCTATTCTGTCTATGGTTAACCCTTTTTTGCACCCATTCATTATTGCCCATTCTTTAAATTTAGAATAGCTGTTGTACCATTCATCAGATACATTTATTCCTCGCTCTCCATACCATTTATAATTTGATGAATTAGGTTTTCTACATCTCTTTTTTATACCTCGCCACACATAGTACAAATCACTTCCTGTATCCCCATGGGTTTTATTATTCTTTCCCACTTTATTTAAAACTTCTTGTTTTAGACACCCACAAGATTTAACAGTATTATTTCTGATAGATTTGCCGGTTGTTACAAAAGAATTACCACAATAACACTCACACAGCCATGTTATTTTCTTATCCTTATTAGTCCCTTTTCTTTTCAAAACCCTACAGCCATTGAAACTAACTCCAGTCATATCTATACCTCTAGTCATTTAAATCACTCGCCTTAATAAATGTGCCGTTCACAGTACGCCCAGTTCTCCCTTTAATCTCGTCATATGCATACTGTAAACACTCCTGTAACGTCATATCATGTTGTTGTGCCAAAATGA